ACGATGCGAAACCATTATCTTCTGCGTGGCTTCAGCACTCAAGAATTGATACTGCTCGGCAGCATCCGATAGCTGCACAGGATCAACCGTTGCAGCGAGGTCTTTGTTATCGTTGAACGCAAGGATGAACTTGCCAGAGTTTGAACTGCCGCTAAACTTCGTGGCAATCTGCTGCTCTATGCTTCTGCGCTCCTCCTCGCTCGGTACTCCGTTGTTGAAGTTAATCAGCATAGAAGGCGAAAGGCCGTTCTGGATGTTGTTGATGTGGTAGTTGGCAATCTCCTCCTCAAGTTCCGCATAGGGAAGGCCACCTTGATAGTCTACTGGGGAGTAGTAGTAGAATCCTGCTCGGTAGGGCTTGATGTATAGAATCTCTAATCCTTCCTTACTCGTGCCAAATGCAGGGATGCGTACCGCAGTTTCTTTTCTGCCTTTTACGTCTGTCCAATCCTTTGCGTAGTAGTACGCCTCAATCTCTCCGTCTTCGTTGCACCTTGCAGCTCTCAACGTCTCTACGGGGATGTGCTGCACCTCTACAATGGTGTTGTGGTCTTGGGAGTACACAACCTGAAAAGAGCATTGCCCCATCATCACATAGTCAGCAACAACCTTCTGCAAGCAGGCTTTCGTAAACAAGCCACGCATCGCTGCGTACTCGCTCGGCTTCTTGGCAGAGTCCGATGCATCCAGTCCCTTGCCAAAGGTCATATCCATCAAAGAGTTGAGGATAGCGTTGTTGGTGGGTGAGCCGTTGTAGCGGTCAATTAGGTAGCCGAAGTAGTCGTTGTTATCTCCGTATTCAACGTAGTCCTTACCCTGCACCTCTTTAACAACAGGTGTGGTGTAGGAACTGAAGTTCACAACGTGGACTTTAGATGATGATGTACTCATTATTGTAGCTTTGTTCTTCGGTGTAGACGTTTTGGTTCACCGTAAATTTGTCGAAATCTGTTTGCGAAGTTACGAATACCCTATCTCGGTAGATAAGGTCACCATCGTATATTAATTTGAGGCCGTAGAATCGGTTGTTGACTAATGTATAGACTGCCGTCAGTTCCATAAAGCCATTACCCTCTGTTATTGTAGGATTGATTTCTTGCTCTGTGTTGGTGCTTTCATCAATCAAATATAGCGTAACACCATCAAGGTCGTTAACTGCGCTTGTAACGCATCCTGTGGCCTCTAAAGTGCCACCATCAAACAACACACGCTCGAAGTATAAGTCCAAGTCCTCTGATGAGTAAACGAACTCACGAGGGATGACCGTAATGGTTTGAGGTGAAGCTGATACTTGAAGGATATGCATCTTAAGTAAATAACCTTTTAATTCCGATTTGTTTGAAAATAGAAAAGGGGCTTACGCCCCCTTAACTGTTTTATCACTCTTACGAATTGCTAAAGCAAATATGTTAAATCTTAATCGGCTTAAAACGACTCAAGATACCTTTAAGCTTTGCAGCAGCATCAATTGCTTCTTTAATGGTCTGCTCGGCTTTATTAAGATTGAAAGGTTCGGGTATTTTAACACCCAAGTTTTTTTCTGCTTTGGAGATGTCTGCACGAATCGTTTGAATTTGCTTCAAGTAGATGTCCGAACCATTAAGGTATCGGAATGTAACGTCAGCTTCATTGATTGCATCATTGTATTTGCGCAGTTGGTCTTGAAATTGATTTCCTTCCGCCATTGCCACCATAATGGTTCGGCTTGCATCAGCAACCGTTTTCTCCATAATTGGAAGGCGTGACTTTAGGGCATCAGTATTTAATTCAACCTTGATAACTTCTGCTGAACGTATCTCCTCACCAATCTTGGCGATTTTAGAAAATATTTGCTTGCTCATTTTATTTGTAAATATAAGGGGGCTTGCGCCCCCCTAATTCATTTACGAGTTAGAACCCACTACAATCGTTTCAACTGCACCTGCAAGTCCTGCGAATGGATTGGCAGTAGTAGCACCTGCAATGAAGTTAGCAGGAAGTTGCTCCTGTCCCTCCATTGTCAAGGTATAGCCCGATAGGTCACCCATAGCGGCACCAGTTACAATTGTTCCACCTGTTACTTCGGCTCCGTAGTTCAGACCCATCATAAAGGCATTGCCGTTGTAGTCTTGCACCACAACATAAGGCCGACCATAGGCAAGCAGCTTCAATTCTTTGTTGTCCTCCTTTGTCAGTTTGGTCAACGTAAGATTCAAAGTCTGCGTGAAGAAGGTAGTACCATTCTCACGGCTTGAGTTAAAGGTCTGCTCAAAAGATGAGTTGCCTTTTACAAGATATTGGTAAGCAGAGAAAGTACCACTAATGTTGGTAATCTCATCGTTGGTGAGGGTAACGGTACCCAAGTCACCGAAGTCTACAAAGTACACGGCATAAATGCCACCTACTACGTCTTTACAGGGTACCGCCCTGCCTTTTGTTAAATCACAAGCCATTGTTTCTTTGTTTTATTAGAATTAAAAAAGAGGGCGAGGACATAGCCCAAGCCCCCTCTTGATTTACATTAACTCGGATTAAGAGTAAAGGACTACGTCAGCTCCGATTCCGTACTGAACTCCTGCGAAGAAGCGTAGGATTACTCGGATGTTGTCTGAACCGTCAAGGTCAGCCATATCAAGTACACGGACTTCGTTGCGCTCGTTCAAAAGACCTGTTCCAAAGAACATATTGCTTGCTTGAGCAGCGACCATCTTGTTAGAAGGAAGACCGTTACACATTACAACCTTGATGCCGTCAAAGAACAAGTCTCCGTTACCATACCAAGTAGTGCCTTTGTTGTCAACACCATTCGCTCCAAGACCTGAAGTTCCGAATCCACCAAGCGCACGGACATAAGCCTTTGCTACGTTTTGTGGGACAAAGATTTGAAGGTCTTCCTTGCCATAAAGGGCAGAAGGGATTGCATCTACGACTTTACCAAGCTCTGCGATTACGTTCGCAGCAGTCACGGTGGTAGCAGTTACGTCAATAACGTCAGAGTCAGCAGTCATCAAAGAAAGGAATCCAGAGAACTCACCTGCTGAAGCAGCAGCTCCGTTCCAAATGTTCTGCTCAATCTTCTGTGAAGTCTTTGCAGCAACGTGGGCGATAAGGAAGTCAGCGAAAGAAGCAGGGATGCTATCGTAAGCAGAGAAACCCATCTGACCACCAATCCAAGAATCGTAGTAGTCCTTCTTGCAAAGTTGCAAGTTTACTTGGAATGGCTCAACCTCAAGGATGCGGTCGGTCAAAGTCAAAGTAGAAGTTGCATCAAAATCACAAGTGGCATCTTTTACGATGTCGTTAGTGTTCACCTTCTGAAGGGTGGTGCGGTAGTTTACGTTTGGAAGAATCTCGATGAGACCTTTGTCCAAAGTGTTTGCGCTCAAAAGAGCAGCAGAGATGTACTTGGAGGCGAACTGCCCCGCATACGAAGTGGTTATCGATGTAGTCGTAGCCATTTGATTTTCTTTTTTTTATTTATTAACTGTTGATTCGTGCAAGGACTCGGTCAATCGCTCTTTCGGGGCGGTTGGCACTCATCTTTTGGACTTGCTTTGTTTCGGGGTTGTGCTTGATGGCTTTCGCAGCAGGTGCGGCAGATAGTTCTGCTTTAACCGCAGCCATCTCCTCCTTCTTGGCGTAACCGCCCATCTCCTCACGCATTCCTTTCATCTCCTCACGCATCATTGCAATCTCCTCGAGAACTTTCTCGATGACTGCAACAACCGCAGGGGCTTCTTCTACTTCCTCTGCAAGTTCGGTAGATGCTGCGGCCTCAACCTCAACTTCTACCTCTGCTTCAGCAGCGGCTTCTTTGATTTCAGCGATTACGCCTTCTTCGGTGATAACGAGTACACGACCATCTTCAAGGAGGTGTTCGCCAACTGGAGCAGCAACTCGGTCTTCGCCACTTACGACAAAGACTTCGTTGCCTGCTTCAAATGATTCTGCCTCAAGAACGGCTCCGTTCTCAAGTGTCATTTGCTCGAACTTTACCTCACGGATGGAGGATAACTCGGCAAGGATGCGGTTTAGGATATTGTTTGCTTTCATATCTAACTAATTAAAGGGGTTTTGATTATTTGTAACATTTTTAAGGATTGATAACTACCGTGCCTTGTCCGACAAGGGAGCCAACACCCTGCGCTTGGATAGAGCCATCGCAGCAGTTGGACTTGTAGGTATTGTCGGGGCATAAGCATCCACGCCTTCCACCTCGTGGTGACGCTACTGGGAGTTTTTGTGGTCTATACATTGTTAAGTTCTTTTAGTTTGGATTCTGCCCAACGCTTACCTGCAAGACCGCCCCATAGCAGGAACGATATTGTGCCGCAGGCTTGCGTGTCGTTCTCATCGTAGTATTCTTCGGCTCTTGATAGGTACGAGTACATCCGTGTGATGGTCTCTACACTCACAGGCTTGCCCTGTGCTAACTGCTGCGCCCTTACCTTACCGACAGGCGTTGCACACTTGTTGCCGTTCTTCTCGTTGAGTTCTATGCCTCGCTTGGCGTTGTTCTTCACCGCATCGGGGTAGTCAGAGAACGATTCCATCTCGGTGCGTGTTCCCGACTTCTTACGGCCATCTCTTTTTATGATAGCAACAATCTGTGCAAGCATCAACGCTGCTTCCTGCTCCTCAAGGTGCGCCATCTCTTGCTTGGCAAGGTTTAGCTTGTCCACGAAGTACCCCTCAATAGAGAAGCCTTTGACCTTTCCCGTCTTGACAAAGTTTGTCCAAATCTCTGGGTTGTTGACTTTCATAGATACCATCCAAGTACCTACTGGCAAATCAAAGCCGTACTTCTTGCTCTTGTCGTGTACCTCATCTTCGATAATCCAAGACTCCACAACCGTGAGGCCATTGATGCCTACCTCGTGTTCAAGCGTAGCGTTGTTCTGCTTGGACTTCTGAAAGAACATCTCGCTTGCTTTGCGGATGGTGGCTTCGCTGAAGTAAACGTAGAATTCCTCTTGGCCTTCGGCTCGGTAGATGGGCTTGTTGGGTACGAGTGCTGCTCCCATAAGGATGCGCTTCTCATCGCTCTGCGTAGCGAACTCAACCCTTTGTGAGTTGAGCGCAATGAAGTCCTCCTCAATAGCAGGGTATTCTACAAGGGAGATTGCATCAATGCCAGTTAGCAGCATTGATTCATCAAGTATAAGTTCAATTAGTTTCATCATCCGAATGTTGCGGTTCTTACTCTTTGGCGTTGTAGTTGTTGTGAGGTCGTTACATCCTGCCCTACGACATAAGCACGGATGGGCTGCTGAAACTGACCACCTATGCTTTGTGCAAGTTGATTAAGGTTGGACTGCCCTACGATGTTAAACTGCGCAGGGGTAGAGGGCTGCGAGAGCGTGTTTGTTATGGCAGGGCTGCTACCACCACCGCCTGATTCGGTGGGCACTTGCGTAGCGGTTATCTTTCGTGCGTTTGCAATACCTGTTGCAACAATTCCTGCGGCTCCTATGTAACCAAATACACCACCTTGTGCAAGAGCCTTTGTAGCTCCTGTATAAGTGTCAATGGCTACCTGCGCTAACGCTATACCTTTGCCCAGTAGCGTATTCTCACCCACGAGTTGTGCGATTCCGTTTAGTGCGCCTTTGATAGCATCTAACTTCGCCTGCTGCAAGTTCTTCTCCAAAGCCAAACGACCTGCTGCGTTCTCCGCTTCAAATAACTTTAGAGCATTCTCCGCCTCTGCACGAGCTGCGGTTCCTGCCTTTGTAGCCGCTACCTCTTGCTCAAGCAATGCCTTCTTGCGGTTGAAGACATTTTGCGCTATCTCTATTTCTTTCTCGGCTCTTGCTACCGCATCATCTATGAGTTCAAGTTGAGCGTTCTGCTGAATCTCAAATATCTCTTGGTCGGTCTCACCGATGCTCTTGGTGATGTCTGCCTGCTCAC